TTGCCTGTGGCCGATGCTGCGCCCCGATTGCCTGTGGCGGAGGCCGCGCCCTGATTGCCTGTGGCGGAGGCTGCGCCCCGATTGCCTGTGGCCGATGCTGCGCCCCGATTGCCTGTGGCGGAGGCCGCGCCCTGATCGCCTGTGGCCGATGCTGCGCCCTGATTGCCTGTGGCGGAGGCTGCGCCCCGATTGCCTGTGGCGGAGGCCGCGCCCTGATAGCCTGTGGCCGATGCTGCGCCCTGATAGCCTGTGGCCGATGCTGCGCCCTGATAGCCTGTGGCGGAGGCTGCGCCCCGATTGCCTGTGGCGGAGGCCGCGCCCTGATAGCCTGTGGCCGATGCTGCGCCCTGATAGCCTGTGGCCGATGCTGCGCCCTGATAGCCTGTGGCGGAGGCTGCGCCCCGATTGCCTGTGGCCGATGCTGCGCCCTGATAGCCTGTGGCGGAGGCTGCGCCCCGATTGCCTGTGGCGGAGGCCGCGCCCTGATAGCCTGTGGCATGATTCTCTTTTTCGGCGTTTGCGCGCTTGATCGCGTCCTCAAATCCGATTTGATTCTTGACATATTCGATCTGCGCTTTCACGAGGCTGGGAACGCCAATCTCAGCTTTCAACGTCATTTTTTTCGCGACGATTTTGCTGTCATTCGATTCACGCTCGTCAGTTACTCCTTCGGCATCTGCCTCAAAATATCGGCTTTCGTTCGGTGCATAGTGGCTCAGCACATCAATCGGTTGTTCGCACGCGTGCAGGCCAGCCCTGCAAAGATGCGGCTCTCCATCAAAAACAGCGGTTTCGCCGAGCTTGTATTGAAACCCGCGGCACTTCATATCCTTATCCGTGCCTTTATAAACTTTCATGTTGATCCTCCTGTTTCATCTTTCCCACCAGCCACAGTGGCGGGAACAAATAACGATCTTCGTCCTCCGGCTCGTCCGGCTCGTACTCCGGCTCTGGAATGCTCAAGTACAGGTTTTCGCCGTCATACGCCATTACGGCTCACCTCCTGGCGGATCAGCGCTTCGCAAAAGCTCTGCACCGTGGAATAGCCGAGCTTTTTCAGAAGCCTGTCCAACTTCTTAGCCTGCTCGTCCGTCAGGCGGAAGTAATACCGGTTCACCTTCCGGCGCTTATCGCTGCGGTTCTTGGGCGCGTCCAGCGCCTTGATCGCCGCCGCTGCGTCGGGTTCTAGCCTGACACCGTATTTCTCCGGGTGTTCGCATTGCGAAAGCAGAACCTTATTAAACTTCGGGTAGTCGGCCCGATGTACCGCGTCGACGCAGGCTTTCGCACCATGCCGGACGCGGGAATCCGTTAAACTTGACATAGGTTCCTTTCTGCCCTATAATAAAGGCGTCTTAAGTTTCCTTTCGGCCTCTGTCGCGTTGCCGCGCGGCAGGGGTCATTTCTTTATGCCAGCCCATACAAGAGTGTGCCGAGCGCGACGAAGCCAGTAACGACGCATTCATACGTCATTTCCGCTGTCCCGGCCATTGCTGACAGGATCATCGCCGCTCCGCTTACCCACAGACACATTCCTTTGATGATCCGCCGTGCCGCCTTGCGGGCCTCCAATTCCTCCCGCAGCCGTTCCCGGCGTTCCTCAGTCGTTTCCTCCTTCATGTTGTCCTCCTTCAAATATTTCCTTCAATAATCGATTGCGTTCAGAAACACTTCGCGCGGAATCCCGATCTTCTTGCAAATTGCCATCATCCCGCGAAACTGCTTCCCCTGCGGGTCTTTCATCCATTCCACCAACGTGCATTTTGCGGAAACCCCGGCGGGCCTCATAAGATCGTCATATGTAAAATTTGATGTTTCCAGATAGCCCTTAATGAGCCGCCGCATATTCAGAGATGTGTTATCTCGCCCCAGCTTCACCGCTGGCATATTCCTTCCCTCCCTTCATCAGTTCCTCTTCCGGTACGCCGTAATGTTCAGCCAGCAGCTTTATGTGCTCCGGATGCGGTTTTGTGCCATTCTTCCAATTTTTGATTGTGCTTTGATGGACACCAATCAACTTTGCAAGCCTGTAATTTGATTCCTGGCGTTCAGCCTGTAGCCGCGCAAGAGTTTCAGAAAGATTCAAGTTCTCACCTCCAACTTATTGACAAATTAGAGCAAGCGTGATAGTCTAATTTTGCAGATATTAAATACCACACATCCGTCATCCCGGCGTGTTTTATCACGGCGGGCAGGGTTTTATTCGCTCTTTACGCATTTAATTATAGACCATTATTAGAGCAATGTCAACGCTTTTTGGACTATTTATAGAGTATATTTTAGACGATTCTTAGAGGTGTTTTTTATGGAATTTGCACAATGGCTGAAAGAAGAAATGGAAAAGCGCGGTTTCACGAACTACGAAATGGCCAAGCGCGCAGGAATACACCAGACAACTATTGCTGGCTGGTTAGACGGGAAAAAGCCACAGCGTGAAAAGATAGATATGATAAAAGCTGCATTCGCTGAGTTCGACGAAAAAAGCCCCCTCGTCCATGCAGACGAAAGGGCTTTGGATGAAGAATTGGTTTCAAGGCTTACTTCTCTGACGCCGGAGGAGCGGAAGAAGGTTGATGCTTTTGTTCAAGGGCTTTTAGCAAATCGTTAAGCTTCTTCTTTTCCTCATAGGTCAGTTTTTCTATGTATTTCCGAGCTTCCTCCCGTGTCATACGATTGACTCCTTTCCTTTCTTCTATAGTACATTTTAAAACGTATGTTCGTTTATTTCAATAGGCAGTATTTCACAAAATCCGTATTCAATTTTCTACGCAGAAATTTTGAATAAGTACAATTTATAGGACAGGAGAAGTGATAAGATGAAACGAAAACGAAATAGCCTGCTTCGGCCGGTCGCGTGGATTGCAACAGTCGTGTTAATCTACTGCATAGGTCTAGTTTCAACATTGGTCTGTACTCTTGGCGCTTGGGCGGTAAGCGAACTCAGCCGTCTTTCTACTGGAATGGTCATCCTTCTTGTAATTCTATTGGGAAGCGTATACATTGGTCTATATTTCTACTCTGGGATTTTGCTTCCGCACCTGCTGGTATTTGCCTCTGATTTTATTTATCCATCAAATCATGCGTTTCGGTATTACTTTTCAGGCATAATCACGCTGATTTTCTGCGCATTTTCTGTGATTGGTTGTATTCGAGGGTGGATTGTCCAAACCGGAGATACAAGCATATTTTGGTTTTACGCTACCTATTCTCATCTTGCCTTATCGGCGATTATTATGATGCTGCGCGGACGTTCATCATCAAAAGACCGGCATAAAGAAGCGGTAGAGAATGTTTTGTAAATCCACCCCGCCGCCCGCTGGATGAAGCGGCGGGGTTTCCCTCGCAGCGAGTGGGAGCGCCGCCTGAGTACGTTTCCAGTGTAGCAGACAATATTTGTAAAAGTCCACACCCCAGAGTTCAAATCGCTGCTCAAAATTAAAAAAACGTGTATTCAAAATTACGAATTTTAACCTATTTTGGAATTTTGTTGTTGGAGGCGTTTGTTTTGACATCAATGGAGAAGCTTGCACCGTTTTTTGAAGCCTATTCAGAAAAGGTCAAGCGGAGAAGAAATGAAGTCGGAATGACGATCAGTGCGCTTTCGGAAAAGTCTGGCGTCCCATACTCAAATGTAAGCCGTGTGAACTCTGGTGTGCAGGCAAACCCGCTGTTGTACAACGAGGCTGCAATCGCCGATACGCTCGGCCTGTCGCTTGACGATCTATGCGGGCTTGACCATGCAGCTGGAAGTCAAAGTGATCTGCAAGCCAAAGTCCACAAGTTGGAGGTTGAAAATGCCAGGCTTACGGCTACGACCAACGCCCAGCGGGTGCAGATCAAGTCCGTGCATTCCTTCTGTTATCTCCTCATATTTTTCTGTGTATTTTTTGCAATGTCTATAACTGTTTATCTTGTATTCGACGCAAAAGTCAAGAACGCGGGACTGATTCAGGAGGGAAAGCTATCTATTGCGATGTTGGTGTTTATCGGCCTGATTGTCGCGTCGATTGTAACTGCCGGGCTTGCAATTATGCGTATTATTCGCAAGGAGAACCAACATGAAGAAAGTCAAAGTCCCAGAAGCTGAAAAGCTTCCGTCAGGTTCCTACCGTTGCAGGGTGATGGTGAATGGGAGATCAAAATCATTTACAGCAGATACAAAGCGCGACGCGGAGCAAGCCGCTTTGGAATATAAGATATCCGCAGAGCAGGAACAAAAAGAAATCTGTTCTTGTGGGCTTTTGCTGACAAAGGCGATTGACGAGTATATCAGCGCAAAAGACGCGATCCTTTCACCGGCCACAATTCGAGGCTACCGTGTCGTGCAGAAGAATCGTTTCCAGTCGCTCATGCAAACCAGATTAAATAACATTTCATTTATGAATCTGCAAAAAGCCGTCAACGAGGAAGCCAAGACGTGCAGCCCGAAAACGATCCGAAACGCCGTAGGCCTACTATACGCCGTGCTGAAATTCCACAGCATAGATATGCAGCCTGTGGCGCTGCCGCAGAAGATCGACAAGGAAAAACAGATCTACACGGAAGACGAGCTGCGCAAGCTTTTCGACACTGTGCGCGGAACAGACTTAGAAATCGTCGTGCTTTTGGCCTGCTGGCTCGGTATGCGCCGCTCTGAAATTATCGGCCTGAAATGGGAAGACGTCGACCTCAAGAAGAAATCTCTTCTCGTGGCCTCCGCCCTTGTGCTGGATGAAAACAATAAATATGTTGAGAAAGGCACAAAAACAGAGAAGTCAAGAAGGAGGTTTACGCTCCCGGATTACATCGTCGATCTTCTGTCCAATGCGCCGCACGATGGCCCCCGCGTTGTCATGACCAGCCCGCAGACAATTCGGAACAGGCTCGTCGCGGCGACAGAAAGGGCCGGCATTCCATTCTATGGGATTCACGCGCTGCGGCATATGAACGCTTCTATCATGCTGTCCCTGAACACGCCCGACAAATACGCCATGGAACGCGGCGGCTGGTCGTCTGATAAGACCATGAAGAAGATATACCAGCATACTATGACAGCCGAGCGCGAGAAAGTCGATGCAAGCATCGACGCATATTTTGACGCGATTGTGCAGAAGCAAACGCCACGTCGCTGGCATATCAAAAAATCCAATTTTGCCACGATTTTGTCACGCAGTCAAAAAGCATAGTATTTTCAAGCACTATATCGTTTTCAGCAAGGGTTCGAATCCCTCATCCCCTGCCAGAAAAAAAGTCCTGCAATCTCAATGGATTGCAGGACTTTTCCTTGTATATCAATGCTTTCAGGAATTTCAGGCGGTATTGTTTTTGCGAATGAATACTGGTTATCCAGAATGAATTTTGATTTTTCAGAACGCATTTTTGCCACGATTTTTGCCACGAAATCAGGACGCTATGCAGTGATAATACGCGCTGATCTTTTCCTCCGGGCCGCCTGCGTCCTTGTCGTCAAGAAACGCTTCCGCCATATCGGCGTAAAACTCAACGGTGTTGACACCGTGCTTCTTTGCGGTTTTGAAGTAGTCGCTGTAGATCATATTCATTGCCGCGTACCAGACAGCCGGGTCATAGTGATAACCTTTTGACACCATGACCGCTGTTGTCTGTTCCATTGTCCAGTGCGGGCCGGTCGAGCCGTCGGCATTCTGCATATGCTCGGCCCAGTGTATGGCCGTTTCTCGGTCGAACGCTGCCGCATCCGGTTCGTCTGCGCGGAAGTCCAGCTTTTCCAGCCTGCGGATCGTCTTCGCGTACATACCGACTTCCTCCGCGCTGCCGAGCGTCACCGGCTTTTCCATCGCCTCGTGCAGCTTTGTGTAAATCTTTTCGATATATTCTTTCATCTCGTCACGCCTCCTGCATGTATCGGTAGAGTTTGTCCACGTCGTTCTGATCAAACCGCATATCTCCCAGCAGCGGGACGGATACGGTCAGCTTGTTCTCAAAGCGCGGACGCGCCGCGTTATAGAGCTTGTCGAGGTCGATGTTTCCGGCATCGTCGAAGATCTGCATCATCTTTACCGCTGGATTCTCGCGCAGCGCAAGGATCTTCTCGCGGCTGCCCTCCATGATGAGTGCAAGCATGATCCCGGCTCCGATGCCCTTGCCGCCCGGCAGGTGCGGGATGACCTCATTGTCCGCGTAGCGCATCGCGCCGCGCATGGCCTGATCTATCGTCACTGTCATACAGTTATCCTCCGTTTTCGGATGGGGCGGCTATTGCCGCCCCTTTTGCTTAGCTGTTGCAGCACCCGCCGCACTTCGGGATCGGGTTGTAGAGCGACTGCGCCGTGGTCGCGGTGCCCGTGGTGACGTCGGCGACCTGCTTGGGATAAAAGGTCGCGTTTACGTAGGTGACGATGGAGTTGTCACCGCAGCAGCGGCGCTCGGCCTCCATCTTCACGGCGTCCAGCGCCTCCTTGCGGACGCAGTCAACGTCCTGCTTTACAAGCGTAAAGCTATCCTCGGTGCGCTGGTTGTGTACGGCCTGCTTGCACAGTGCCTCACGGACGTCCTTGAGCTGTCCGTCGATATAACCGTACATCTCCAGCATTTTCTGATCGTTGTACGTGTTGGCCTTGAGCAGCGCGATCTCGCTGTCCTTCGCGGCCAGCTTCTGCTCCCGGTCAAGATCGTAGCGCGTGACCGGCATATTCTCGCTGCACGTCGGCTCCTGCTGCCGCGCGGCGAGCATGGCGGCGACCGTCATGGCAGGCGTAACCGCTGCGGCTACGTCAGCGGCTTCCGATCTCTTGTTCTGGTTGAGGCCGCCCAGCAGATTACCGAGTCCGCCGTTTGCCAGCCCCAGCGCGGCACCGCCGATGCCAAAGCCCAGCGCAGTCCCCGCGAGTCCCTTGCTTGCGTATTCCATAAAAAATACCTCCGAAAAGTAGTAAACCGGCCGGTTTCTATTCTCAGTTTACCGGATCCCGGTTTTTCGTGGGGGACATTTGTGGGGCACTTCCGGGACATTTGTGTACCATTTGCGGGACATAGAAAAAACGCCCCGAGCGTGATGCTCGAGGCGTTTTGCGTTATGCTCCTGTCAGACGGCGGGCGGTGTTGTAGATGTGCGGCAGGCGGCGGGAGATGGTTTTGCGGTCGATACCGATTTCACCGGCCGCGTCCAGCTGCGGGAGCCTGCGCACGATATAAAGTCTCACGATCTGCTGATCGATCTCATCCAATAAGCCCTCGTCAGCGACGCGCTCCCAGTCGCTGCGCGTGAGGTGTTCCAGCTCCTTCGGCAGAGCCAGCCGCGCAGTTATGCTTTCGTCACTCCCTTCGGCTCGCCGCCTGGCGGAGCTTACTTCATCGCCGCAGCCAGCTTTTTCAGCAGGTCTTCGCCGTATTTGTAATCGGCAAGATACTTGATCGTGCTGTCCGCAAGTCCGGCCTTTGCCTTGATGGTCTTCTTGGCGTCCTCGACGGCCTTGTCGACGGTTTCCGTGTCGTAGTCGATCCACGGGAGCTTCCCGTGCTTCTTCCATACGCGGCTGTTGTAGCCGCTCTTGATACCGATGTTGCCGACGCCGGTGATCTGCACGCCATTACCCCAGATGGGCGTACACTCAACGGCCAAGCCGTCTCCGATGTACAGGCCCCAGTGGCCTGGCATCCACAGCCCTTCGCCTGGGACGAGTTTGTCCCAGGCGGACGCGGATACGTCCCTGCACTTCGCGATCATGCCGTCGGCGGAGACGTCAGGGACGCCGTTCGCGGCGTATTTTGCGCCGCCATATGCCGCGTTCTGATTGCCGTTCCAGCCCCACAGAATGCCCTTCGTGAGGTTCACGCAGTCAAAGCCGAAATAGCTCTTGCCGATCTGCTTGCGCAGCTCAGACTGCTTGGCGGCTGTGTACCAGCTTGGATACTGTGCAGCTTTTTCCCGGATGATGCTTTCTGTAACCGGCATCCCGAAGCAGCCCCACATATACACGGTTTGGTAATTCTTCGCGACGTCAATATGCCGCCTGACAAGCTCGGAGGCTTTCATAACGCTCATGCCCGCTCACTCCCGTACAACTCGTGGTGCAGCTGCAGCACGGCGGCCTCGATCAGCTTGTCGACGGTCTCAACGTCAAATTTAATACCTTTCTCGGCGAGGAAGTTCACGACATACGCCTTTTTCGCCGCGCCGTCCGTCGCGGTGTACAGCTGTTCCGCCGCTTTTACGCCGATTTCGACGTATGTTTTGATGGTTTGCAGTTTGTTGGCATCGATCTTGGTTTTGAGCCACGGGATCAAAAATGCCGAAACGAGCGCGCTGATGAGCGCGATCACTGCCGAGATGATCTGTGTGTAGTCCATAAGTATGCTCCTTTCAATCTTTCAGCACGATCTCCGCGATGCGTGCTGCCGCTTCCGGGCCGTATTTTTGGGCCCATTTATCCATGTACTTCTGCGCGTACTTCGCGCGGTTCTCATTTTTGGCTTTCCAGAGATAGAACCCGCTGGAGGCCGTTGTTTCAGCCAGTACCGCAAGCGTGATCTCCGTCAGATCTGCGCCTGCCGCGCAGGCGATGATGAGCGCGATGCTGACGAGCGCGCTGCAAATCAGCCATTTCTTGCTAAACTCCATTGCTATGTCCGCATTGCGCCTCCAGCTGGTGCAGGAATTTTTTCACGTCGCCGTTCCCGCCCATCTTTTTATACTTCTCTCCGGCAATCAGACGTTCAGCCATTGGCATTTCCTCGCTCATGATCGTGAGCCTGAGGATTGCCAGATACTGCTCGCCCTGATGCTCCTGCATTTTCCCGAGCTTTTTGTCGATCTCGGCGAGATGCGACTCCTGCGTTGTGGCCTTGCCGCGCTTTTTCTGTACCGCGCTGACGACGGCGTTTACTACCGCCGTCAGCGCGGACGAGCCGAGCACGGCGCAGACGAGGGTAACGATGATAGTCTTGGTGTCCATGCCTCCGCCTCCTTATTCGTACTGCCACGCGATTGCACCGTTGACGGCAGGCGTCGTTTCTTCTGCGTTCAAAGACATACCTCTGGCCATCAACGTCGTATAGTTTGTGTCTGCCTCATGCACACCTGTAGCACGGTTGAACATCTTGTACACCGTGTTCACGGCCCTTGGTGTAACGGCTTTGTCGGTATCCGTCCTGGTTACTGCGTCCACCAGATATGTAATGCCTCTGGCCCCTGTTCCGGCGCTCGGAAGATCCGCCCATGTGCCGTCACCTTTCAGATACTTTCCCTGCTGGCCCTTTGCGGGGGCAGGAACAAAGCCCGCCGTTCCGGCAGCGGTGCTGGTTGCGCCGGAGAACTCAGCCACGTCAGCATTATCTCCCTTCGGGCCTTGAGGCCCCTGCGGGCCAGCGGGGCCTGCGGCACCAGTATCTCCCTTTTCGCCTTTTGCGCCCGTCTGGCCCTGCGGGCCTTTGATGTTGACGCTGGCCGGATTGGCCTTGCCGCCGTCGTTCGTCCAACTCAAAACGCCATCAGAAGACACAGAGGGAGTAAACGTCGTGCCATCCGTTCCCGGAGCGCCGTTCGAACCATCTTTGCCGGGCGCACCATCCGCGCCAGCAGGGCCAGCAGGGCCAGCAGGCCCCTGCTGGCCGGGCGAACCGGGTTCGCCCTTTGCACCGTCCGCCCCCGGCTCGCCCTTGTCGCCCTTATCGCCCTTATCGCCCTTCGCGCCTTGCAGCGGGCCGTTATTGACCCATGAATTGGACACGCCGTCGTAGATATAAATGTCATACGGTTCCGCCGTGCCGACACCGTAGGCGTCGCCCACCGCCGGATCCTGTACGGAAGATTCCAGTGCCGAGGCCGTTGCATAATAGCCCTTGACCACAAAGCCCGCGCCCGTGTCTCCCTTCGGCCCGGTTGGGCCGGTCGGGCCAGCGGGGCCGGTCTCGCCCTGCGGCCCTTTCTCACCGGGGTCTCCTTTCGGCCCCTGCGCTCCTGTATCGCCTTTTTCGCCCTTCTCGCCGGGGTCTCCCTTCGCGCCGGTTGCGCCGTCCTGCCCTTCCGCGACGACACCGGTATCCTGCGTTCCGATAAACCAGTGCTTGTTGCTGCCGATATGCGGGGTTACGCCGTCCGCGCCATCTGCCCCGGCTGCACCTGTAGCACCTGCCGGGCCAGCAGGGCCAGGTGGGCCTGCTGGGCCTTTATCGCCCTTTGGGCCTTGTGGGCCGGTGTCTCCTTTATCACCTTTTAACGCATTGACTACCTGCATCGCCGCAGTGTCAGGGGCTACGGCCATGTTCAGCCGCTGTTCAAATACTGCGTCAGACATAACGACATACCTCCTACAGAAGTTCTTCTACGCCGACGACGGCGATCTCCGTTGCCCGGTCATTGCCGTTCTCATCCGTGAACGTCATTTGGCAGCGGGCCGGACGGACAGTCAAGCTGTCCGCGTCGGTCTTCGGGATCTCAACGGTAAAGCTCGTCGGAGAGGATACCGTCGGCGTATAGGATTTGGAAAAGCTGTCGCCCTGCACGACCTTGAAGCTAAGCTTTGTACACTGCGTCAGATCGACGCCGCGCATCGTGACATACAGGACGTTTTTGATTTTCTGTACCATGGATACCTCCTATCTGAGCCTGTCCCAGATTTTTTTCTTGGTGCTGTCGCCATAATCGTACACGCTGATCGCAATGGCGTATTTCTGCTCCTGCGTCAGGTCTGTGCTGTTCAGATAGTCGCAGAACCACGTCCACGCATTTTTGTAGCCTGCCGCTTTTCGCTCGTCCTCGCTCGGTCGCTCTTCGTACTCCACAATCGCGTCGATATAGTCTGCCATTTCCGCGCCGGTGTCCTTGACATTATGTGACCATCCCGCTTGATACGACGGAGAAAGTTCACTTTTCGCGGAAGACGTGCTGATGTTTCCTTTTCGCAGCTGTTCAGAGAGGTAAGTATACGTCTTTGTGTTGTCCGTATAGAATCCCATGCGGATTGCGGATTTCTGGTCTTCCGTCCACTTCTGCTTGTCAAGCCATGCGTCGAACTGTGATTCTGCGCTTTCGGTGACTTTTCCGTCTTCGTCTTTTACGTCTTTCATTCCAGCGTGCGCATTCGCTGCCTGCAAAGCCATTGTTGGCGTGACCTTCGCATTTCTGCCGTACCGGTCATAAGCCTTGATCTCCTTGTCACTCAAAACAGCAAGCGCAACCGCGTCGTTGATCTCTCCGTTCTTGTAAGCTGCAAGATACTCGTCCGCTTTTGTGCCGTTTTTGTTGGCGTCAGAATAACGAGCCTCGATTGCCTTTTCCATAAAATGCTGCGCAAGCTCCTTGCTGCCCTTGCCTGCCAGTTCCTTCTGTGTGTCCGTCAGCTTGCCTCCGTACTTGGACGCTTCCAACGCCTCAAAATACGCGTTTGCTTTCTCAGTCGCAGAAGCCACAAGTTCATCGGAAAGGCCGATATAATCTGCGCCCTTATACTGGTTCTCGACACCGGAAAGCTGCTTCTTCGTATCGTCGGAAAGATAATGCTGCGCCTTGACGGCAGCGGAGATCATAGCGTTGTTCCGTTCTGCGCCGGATTTCTCCAAGATCTTCTGCGCGGAGGCTTTCATTTCATACCCGATCCCGAGCTTGTCCTTTGCGCTCTCCGCCGCAACGTCTTTCGCCTGCTTCAAAATCTCCGCTTTCATGCTGTCCGGCATGGACTTGTAATTCTTATCGTTCATCAGCGCGGTCACAGCAGCGGAAAACGCGTCGCCGTATGCCTTCTGGTATATGCTGCGCTGCTCGAACGTCAGGCTGACAGATTCGCCGTCGACCTTCACAGAACGCGGAGCCGTCCGGTCAGGGTACAGAGAATTGCCGGTCGCGTCGCTGATCTTCTCGATCTCGGAGGAAACTGCATCGGTCTTGTACGTCGTGATATTGCCGGGGTTCACGTTCCGGTTCAGGAAGTTGCGGACACCGCCCTCATTCTTGACAGGATTTCCCCATACGTCTGTCTTCGCTGGGAGTGTTTCACGCAGGCCGGGGATAGACGCTTTCGCGTTGTCGACCGCCTGCTGCCAGACGTTATCCGAGGAATAGGCGTTCCGCTCAGTGTCGTCGAGGCCCTGCGCAATGCCGCGCAGCGCGTTCGGAATGACACTGGAAAGCTGGTTCGCGGCGTACTTCTGCGCGGCGTCCAGCATTTTTCCGCCGGGCGTGCTTGCGTCGCTGTACTGATAGTTGTTTACAACATCCTGCATCGTGGACATGACCGGCGTATCCAAGACAGACTGCAACGCGCCGGACAGGGAATTTCCGAGCACACGGCCAGCCGTCACGCCCGCTTCACTGCGGATATCATCTGCGATCAGTGCGCCGGTCGTGAGCTGCGCGTTCAGCGGGTCGAGGAAACCGATGGACAGCAGCGTGTCGCCGTTCTGCCATTCAGTGCTTTCACCGCGAAGATCACGAAGGGCCGCGCTGATATTCAGCTGTGTCCCGTCAAGGCCGTGCGTCTTGCCGAGCGCGTCCTTGTTCTTGTCTTCGTCGTCGCCGGTCACTTTCAGCCATCCGCGAAGCGCGCCAGCCGCAGCAATGGCGATCATGCCGGAGCCGGTCAGCGCACGTCCTACGCCCTGCACCGCCTTTGCCTGCTGCGCCGCTGTCAAATTGCCCTTCTTCGCGGAATCAAGCATATTGATGAAATCTGCGGCGGAAACGAGCAGACCGGCAGGCGAATACTCGATTGCACGCGCGCCGAGGTTCGAAGGAACCTGCGCGAACGGCAGGACAATATCGCCCGCGCCGATATCGCCGATATGCGCCTTGTTGAGCGCGTTTCGGACGCCGATTGCCGCGTCGGACAGGACGGTCTTGTCCTGAAACGTGCGGTAAAGTGCTTCCTGCTTGCCCGCGTCGCGCAGAGAATCATCCTTGATTTTGCCCTTTTCATAGAGCCGGTCAATTCCCTTCTGGACGCTGGCTTCAATTCCGCCCTTCTGAAATTCGTCGGTCGCGTTCAGCGTGTATCCCTCATACGCTTCCCAGACAGACATGAGTTTCGAGAACACGCCGCCGGACATTTTAAAGGTGCGGTTCGCGGTGTTCTCATACTTGCTCATACCCCCGGAGGTATCGACGTCAAGGCCGACCTCCATGCAGGCACGAGCAAGCCCGTCCATGGAGCCTTTGCGCTTTGCCGCCGAGAACCACGACGCATCGCCCGCGACGCTGCGCGTGCCGGTGATCGTGGATACCAGCATATCCAGCGGAACAGAAATATTCCGTGCAACGCTGTCAACCGGGTCGAAAACGTTATTGGAAACAAGGTTCCGCATGACTGTCGACACTTTGGACAGCATGCCCATGCGTCGGACCGTCTTGACCTGCTCCCCAGCGGATACCGTCCGCGTATCAGCGGCGATATTGTAGATGCTGTCTGCCGCGAACGTCCGGAGGAAGTCGAGGTTTTCCCCGCCGCCGGACTGCGCTTCCGAACGCGCATAGTTCGCAATGCGATTCATGGCCCAGTTGACAATGGGCGGGGTCTTATTGCCGATGAGCGTACCGGCCTTCCGGACTGTGCTTGCGCTTTTGATGATGTCGACCAGATCGTTGACGTTGACCTTCGCATTCTCCTGTCCGGTGCCGACCGCTGCGTCGTACTGCTGCGCAAGCGTGTTGACGCGGTTCATGATCTCGGCCTTGTTGGTCTTCTTCGCCGCCCGTTCCAGCGCCGCAGAAGCGTCCGCAACAATGCCGCCGCCCGTCTGCCGGGAATACTTGGCGTAGGCCTGCAATGCCTGACCGGCTGCCGTGCCGTGCGCAGAAACTTCCTTGCGCCAGTTGGAATACTCCGTCCAGTCTCCGGTCTGCTCCGCTGCCCTGCGGTAGTTGTCGAGGATCGTCATGCCCATGTCGACCTCTTCGCCGCTCCAATTATGCTTCCCGCGCAGTTCGGCCATTTCCCCGGCGTAATCCTGCGCCAGCCGCAGCCGGGCGTTGTCAAGGCTCCTCGCCTCGGAAATGGTGTCGTACATGATTGGCGTTCGCTGCGATTCCGGCACGTTCCAGTCGGCTTCCATGCTGCCGATGGTGTTGCTCTGCGTCTGGGACTGCTTCGGAACAGATTCAAACTGACTGCGCATCGCGCCCATGTCATTTGCCGAAACATTCTGGTTGACAGAACCGCTGGATTGTGGTACAGTCCAATTAGAAGAACCTTGCGGCAGATCGCTTTGGGCGTTATGTACAGGGCTTTCGTCAAAGAAAGCATTGTACTCTGTAACATGCGGGTTCTTCTTTTGTATATACATGGTGTCTGTCGAGATCGTTTTTCTACTGTCTGAAACAGCTTCGACTGCAACATAGTTGCCATCAATATACTTCTTGAAAAGGAGAACGGGGCGGCCGCGAGTATCCGAATGCGCACTCAAATCGACACTATCGGGAGCAGAAATCACCTCCGTTAAGAGGGAAAGTGAATCTGGTGTTACCGCGATTTGCCCACTATCCGCCTCGGCTTTTGCGCTTCCGTGCCGCTTAAATGTATGCGCGACATCATCGCTGGACATCATCACCGTGTAATCGGAAATGTCCATTCCTGCATTTTGCGCCATTTGCGCAGCTGCATCTGTAACCTTTCCGAGATACGCCCGCTTAAATTCGCTTCTGTTGCTCAAAGCGCTTTGAATGAATTTCTTGAAGTCTTGAACCGTCGAGATAATTACATTTTTCTTCCCGGTTGAAAGATTGACAACCTCTTGAAGATTGAATTTTTTCAATCCGTTCGGTGCAAGGCTTTCTCCGCCCGTTATAACGCTCTCTGCTCCGCGTTCCTGCGCTGGCCGCGTCGTTTGCTGGGTGTTCTGATTCGCGGCCTGTGCGGGCGCTGTGAGCGTTTCGCCGCGCAGTGCGGCCTGAACGGACGCGTCAAGCATTTCGTCCTGTGTCAGCTGGGTATTCTGCGCCTGATTCTGGCTGCGCGAACCGAACGCGCGATTCAGCGCAAAGTTCCCCGCGCCGAGGATGCCGCCGACTGCTGCGCCGGTTGCAAATTCCTCGGCTGACTGATACGGATTGAAAACAGCGTCCCGGCCCTGCGCCGTGTTGTCGAGTGACAGCCACTCCCGATCTCCGTCATAGACAAGCTTCTGCATGGCGCGGCTGATCGGGTTCTGAATGAGTTCTTCGCCGCCCTCTTCGACCGCGCCCTTGATCAGATTTTTCGCCTTGCTGAGCGCAGAAAGCGTGCCGTCGTTCATCCAGTCGTTGTTTTCCAGACCACCGCCGACTTCGATTGCGGCGTTTGCAAGGCCAGCTATCGTAGACGCCAGAATAGCCTGCTCGTCTGTCGCTCCGGCTCCCTTTGCCTCTGCAAAGTTACCGCCGGTTTCCTGCATAAATGAAAGCCAATACGAAGGGTCGCTGGAGATCCGCCGCATAACGGTTTCGATGCTGCCTGCAAGGCCGGAGCTGGCCTGCGTCAGCGTTCCTGCGCTCGAAGTGCCAAGCGTCAAAAGCGCAAGCGCAGCCTGCGGCAGCGCTGCGATGACACCGGTTCCAATCGTGTTTGCAACGCCGCCCGCTTTCGTATCGCTCCAGTTTGCTGCGGAGCGCTCGTTCAGCGAATCGGACGTGCGCTGGGTGTACTTTGCCCAATTATGGATCGGCTGCAAAAGGGAACTGGTGAACGCCGAATCTCCTTTTACAAACTTCCCGTCCTTTGTAAACCCGCCGTTTAAATAACTTTCTACTGTTTCGACTGTCGTCGCTGCGGCGTCGGCAAAGTTGGCAATAGAAGAGTTGAACTGACCAAGTCCTGCGCCAAGCATGGTGAAAAGCTTTCCGCCGATCCCCTTGTCGGTCTGCGGCTGGGCTGCGCTCTGCCGCTGCGTGATCGCCTGCTGCATGAGGCTGTCCGTCTGAGAAGGGATACTGAACCGTTCGGAATCCCGCACCGTCGGCAGGCTGCGCCAAGCGTTCTGCTGAAGCTCTCTCCGGGCGGAATCAAAAAACTGCTGTTCCGCCCCTCTGGTCTGTGCGTCTGCCGCTTCGTTGATCGTGAACCGGTCTGCGTCCGCCACAGTCGGGAGGCTCTGCCACGCATTTTTCCGGGCCTCTTTCTGTGCCTCTTCCTTGCGCTCCTGATACGAACGCATGACTTCTGCGCGGCTCGGCGTGTCGGTGTACTGAACGGAATAGGAATCCCGCGCGTTCTGCCCGCTTGCCGCAGCGGCCTTGATCTCCGGGGCCGTCGCCTTCTTTACAAGCGTCAGTTCGGCGCTGGCGGCGTTGATCTGCGCCCTTGCCGTGTCATATCGTGACTTTGCCTCGGCGTACTTGCTTTCAAGGTCGCCGCTGCTCTTGCCGCGCGCCTTGTTCGCGGAGATCTGCCGGGCAATGTCCGCCATGTCCTTCTGCGCGGAAGCGGCCTGCTTGCGCAGCGTTGCAACGTCCGGGCCGGTAGATGCTAGTGCAGACTTCGCTGCGCTCTTTTTCGTGCCGGAGGTGCTGGAAGCGTATGTACCGGAACCGCCGGAGTACGAGCCGCCCGCAGAGCCGGTTCCGGAGCTGACCGGGGCAGCTGCCTGCTGCGCGTCGCGTTTCGCGGCTTCGCGGTCAATGGTGGCCGTATAGGTCTTGCCGTCTTTCTTGACAGTGATACTGCCGTCCTCGTTTCGCGTCCATAGCGAACCGTCGGAAGCTTCTGCCATGTCCCCGGCTCTCTGTAACTTTTCTGACAGAGAGACACCTTTGGCTGAACCGATTCTGTACTCCGGCTGCATAGCCTGTTGAACCGCCTGATTCAGCTGCTCGTCGCTGATTTTGGCCTTTTCGCCGTCCTGCGTCAGTCCGGCAGTTACCGCGTCCGTCGCCTGCCGCGCCTTTTCAGACGCAAGCACCTGTTCCGTCTGCGCCGGTGTGATTGCGTTCCGCGTCGTGTCTTGCTGCAGGGAATACGAAGGTGCAGCCTGATTCGTGCTGTCCAGAACCGGGGTGTTAATGGACGCGGGCTGTTCTGGTGTGTACTCCGGCGTGACCGGTGCGGCGGGTGCGGATACGCCCACTCTGCCGGTCATGGTCTGCCCGTTCTTCGTGACGGTAATGCTTCCGTCGGCTTCCTTTTTCCAGAGAGAACCGTCGGAAGCCTCCGCCATGTCGCCCGCTTGCAGCCTGTTCGCAAGCTCCTTGCCCTTATCGGAGTTGATAAAATAATCAGCCATATGCCCTTATCCCTTAATATCCGCTTCCATTTCTACGCCGTCTTTCGTGACGTAAACCTTGCCGTTCGGCGATTTCCGCCATACAGAGCCGTCCGAAGCGTAATATTTGTTTCCAACTTGCAGATTTCCGGCGATACCTTTGCCCTTTTCGCTACCGATCACATACTTGTTGGTCGAATACCCCCTTGCCGTTTCGGCCATACTGGCCGTAGTCTTGCTGACTTTCTGGTAAGGGATACCATAACTCTTGTAGTTCGTCGCGAGGTAATTTTCAACGTTGTCGATGCCGCCTGCTTTGTTGATGATGTTGATGTAATACTCTGCCCACTCGATCTCATTCTGCGTGGCCTGCTTGAACGAACTGCCGCCGGACGAACTCTTGCCGTAATACCCGCCGGAGGATACGATCTGCTGCGCCTTGTTGTACATTTCGTTGAGCTGCTCCGTATTGCCGCCGCTGATACCGAGAAGTTCAGCATACGCAGAAGCGTTGCTTCCGGCGGAACTCATGACAGAGCTGTTGAGGATATTGAACATCTGCAACGCACGGTCTGCGTCGGCCTTTGCCGCGCTTGTAAGACTTTCGTCCACGCGCACAGCCTCTTCGTACAGCGCCTTTGCCAGATTCAGGTCATTGTCGGCCTGCGCTTTCTGGATCGCGCTCTGGTACTGCTGTCCAAGAAGCACGCGCTGACGCTCGATCTCGGCGCGCTTCTCCGCCTCAGACTGGCGCAGATTGTTCATGTTCGCAGAAAGCTGGTTCTGCTGGGCAAGCTCCGCCTGCCCGCCCGTGCCAGAGTTCAGTCCGCGCGCGTTCGCGTACTCCTGAAATGCCTGCCGGTTGCGGTCTGCTTCCGCCTGTGCCTGCCGCTGCTGCTCGTAATAGATGCTGCCGAGCTTGCCTTCCTCCGCGCCGAGATCGGAAAGATTCTGGTTGTAGTCGCTTTCCAGCTGGGATTTGTTTGCCGCAAGGCTGGCTTCGTACATCTTGCGAATCATTTCTTCCTGGCTGGTCGCAGACGGCGTTTTATAATCTCCGAGCTGGTTTAGATACTTTCTGTACCAGTCGTAGATGGTGCCGCCTCCGGCAGAAGAACCAGTGCCGACCACTGCGCCAACGTCGGTTCCAGTGCTCGTTTTATTGCCGGGCGTAAATCCCGGGTCAATGTCGCCGCCTGCTCCGCCCTGCGAAACGCCGATACTAGGGTCTAGCGGGTCGCGGTTTACTGCTCCGCCGGTCGGGGGGCTCGTTGTTCCGCCGAATCCCGGCTGCGGCTGACCGCCTGCTGGCGGATTGACCGGCGCAGTGTCTGTCCCGGGCGTTTTGCCCGGGCCAAAAGAGAACTCCGGGTCAAGCGTCCTCGGTATGTCTGCTGTGGAAAGATTGCCCTGCACCAGTGAGCCGCCCTGATTCCCGCTGCCCTGATTTGCAGAAGCCTCCGGGGACTGTGCGTTCCCGAACCGCTTGTTTCCATCATAGGCAGTCCAGTTTTCCATGTAGCTTTCCGCAACCCCGTTAGAGCTTCCGCCTGCGGGCTTGTCGCTCTGCGTCGGCTGTTGCACGCCTTTTACAACGGCCTGCCCGCCCGGCGGCTGCCATGGAAGGGTGATATCATCCCCGCGAGGTTGACGCAGTTGCAGCCTCCCGCCATTTCCTACCGGTGAATCCAGCGCCGTTTTCTTCCAGATATTACCATCTTTGATTCTCATTCAGCACCTCTTATGCTGCCGTGAAATACTGTCCCACAAGTTCATGCGGGAGATACTGCAATGTTATCTTGTCCCCCGCTGCGGAGCCGGTGCGCTCACAGAGATACAGATTGCCGTCTTCCGGGTCTGTGTAATACAGACCGTAGGTGTATTCCATGCCGCGAGAAGCCGGAATTGGGTCGTCGTGCGTGCCTGTATGTTCTGCGTCAACTACAGCCCAAAGTGCAGGCGTGGCGCTGGGCTTCCAATTTTCCTGCGAGGTATGCGCCTGACGGCATTTGTAGAGCTTGCCGCCGTTGCTTCTGCGGTCGCCGACGGCATAAGCAACGGGATATGCCCATGCAGGAAACAGTTCCACCGCCTTTGCCGCGTCTGTATCATTCAGGCTTTCGGCTGCCTTGACGATGTACGGGCGCAGCGCCCGCGCTCTTTCTGTGTAAGTAGCCATATTATTCAGCCTCCCCAAGAAGAATTTTCGCAGCCTGCTCCGCATCGGCGGAGACTTCGCGCAACAACTCCGTTTCCGTTTTCTTGCCCATCTTGCAGGTACACGTCCCGTCGCGGTTATCCGTGATCGGGCCTGCGACGCAAAAATCGGAGTTGTCCCACTCCTGCACAGATTCCTGTGTTTCGCCCGTCGGCTGGCCGCTTTCATCGTATACCGGGACGGTGCCGCGCTCAACGATATACCAATGCAGTCCGTTCACAAACAGCTGCGCGGCCTGCGCATATGTCGCCGTCAGCGTGACAGCCTTGGATTCCCGGTTGCCCCAGTCCCGATCAACGAGCTTTCCGTCGATACTTGCCGGGTGTTCTGTGCCGTTTGCCTTAAAATAGATCATATATACCTCCGTCATAATGTTTTGAGGGTTACATCCGCCTTGCTCCCATATTCTAAGCTGCTGGATCTGTCTATAACAATATTGCAGTTTCCCATCAACAGATACTCGTGGTTAACCTCGCCAGCCGTGCCAAGCGCCTTTTCAGCCACAGGGTAGCCGTCTATGAATATTCTTGCAGCAGAATTGGAAGACCCTCCTGCTACTAGCGTAATGGACGTTCCCCTCTCCAGTTCAAACGTCCCTTCGGTTCTTTTTTCCCCTTTTATAAGCACATAGCCCCAGTTATTTGCACTCGCATTTTTTGTCGTCACGGTAACTTGCACTGGGTAGCTTAATTTGATATTGTATGACGTTCCGCCAACCATCGTTCTTCCACCGTAAAGCCTGTAACCAGTTCCATCAATCTTTGCGGTGCCGCTTTTAACCGTGTAGGCCGTGCCGTTAATCAGTGTTCTATGACCCATACTCGCAAGCCTCATTCATACTGCCACGCGATTTGGCCGTTGACAATCGGCGTGGTTTCTGCCGCAAACAACGCTTCGCCGCGTGCCATGTAGGACGTGTAGTTCGTGTCCTCCTCCGTGACGGCTGTAATTCTGCCGATCTTGTCGTTGATCGTTTTCTCGTCCGGACTGATCTGCTTTGGGAATAAATCAAGCATATGCCGTCCTCCTTACATCAAGATATACGCGCACGGCAGATCGAGCGTCGGGACAGTCTGGCAGGAAAAGGTAATGCCCTCTTCATTCGCACTGTAGACCTTGACGCCGCACTTCGCCGCTTCCTGCCACTGCGCGAGCGTCGCAGAGGTGTCAAGTCCGACCGCATCGTTGCGCCCCGCGCCGATTTTGATCGCAACGGTCTGCTTGTTCTCCGCCCATCCCGCAGCTGTCAGAACGAATGTCGCGCCCTGCGATTTTTCCGCCTTGCCTGCGATCTTAGAGATCTCTGCGTCGCGGGTGACGTTCGCTGCGTTGATGGAAGAGATCGCAGCCGTGTTTTCGCTCGTTGCAGCTACGTTCTGCGTGACGATCTTGGCCAGGGCCGCAACGTCCGCAGACGCGCTGCCGCCGGACGAAATAGCGTCCTGCACCTGTTTTGTCAGCTTTTCCATGCCGACCGTGTTGTTCGGGATGGAACCGGCGGAAATGCCCGCAAGCTGCGCCTGCACGTTTTCAATCGCCGCCTGAATGGTGGCGGCATTGACCGCAGCCGTCGGCGTGAACGGCAGATTCGAGGCGATCAGGGCCGGGATAAGGACGGTGTTGATATAAACTTGCAGGGCAAGCCCGCCCTCGTCAAACTTGGCTTTCAGCTGCGCAGCCGAAAGACCGCCGACGTCGTTCGGATAATCGTCCAGCTTCTGAATGATACTGAGATCAGTATCCAGTTTCGGAATGCTCACTTATGCCACCCCCGTTTTGTTGAGCGCCCTTTGAAGTTCCCCGTAGCCGCTGCCGCCGTTGACCGGGATCTGCCCGGCCTGCGGTGTCTCCGGTACGAGATTCCCGCTTGTCGCGCCCTGATTCATCTGCGACATGGCCTGATTGCCTTTCAGCTTGTCGATCAGCTCTTGCCGCTTGGAAACATAGCCCTCCGGAATCCGTTCCAGATAGTCTACCAGCTCGATCTTGCCCTGCATGAGCAGATTGTCGAGCGTCTGCACCGTCGTGATCTCCGACCAGTACGCCGACGCGCCGACGTCCAGCTTCAGCGAAAGCGGGATCTTGTTCAGAATCTCAAAGTCAAACGGCGTGTTGAAGTCCTGCTCCGGCAGGGTCATGCCGAGCGGCTGAGAATTCAGCTGGTCTTTCGTCAACATCTTCACCTGAACATACCGCGTACCGTAGTACACGCGCATATGGTCAAGATAAATGCGCCCCAGCTCTTCAATGGATTCATACATATTCAGCTTGACCAGTTCCAGCGGCGCATTCGACGCACGCTGCAAGGCCACAATAGCCGATGTGTTATCCGGGCGCGTATCGCCAAGCGCCGCGTCAGACGCGCCCATGAAGTTCTGCGTATAATTGATCGCACTGTCGATGAACTGCGATACCTGCGGACTGATCGTCGCCGGGTCAAGGATCTTCGCGACGTTATTGACGTCGCCGCCGTTAATGCCGATGGCCGCGCCGACGCGGCTGTCCCAGCGCGGAACGCGCGTCTTATCGTAGACGATCTTCGGGAACGCCGTTGTCATAAGGGACAGCATCGACATGGCGAACAGCTTATTGACGAAGATCTGATTCGGGATCAGCTCTGCGATCAGCGCCTGTCCGTGGTAGCAGTCCTGCACATAGTCCCACGGCATCCATGTAATCGGGTAAAGCTTCAGTTCCGTGTCCTTCTCCGGCTCTACCTCTACGTCCTTCGTACACTGATAGCTGTGGATCGTCCCGGTGTCTTCGTCCTTCCAGAGATAGACAATGAGTGTGCAAAGCTTGTCCTGCAATGTGTCCATCTGGTTGTTGAAGTCTTCGGTATCAGGCCGGATCCGGTCGAGATCGTCCTTTTTGGCCCCGTTGCGTTTGGCCATGCGGCGTACTTCTTCCACCATCAGGCGGCGCGGGATGATGATATACGGCTGCGTCTGCACGCGCCGGTCGTTTGGGTTGCCGAAGATCACGCGCGTATTCTCGATGATCTCCGTGACAATATCACCCTTGGCCTCCTGCCCGGTTTCGATATCCGGGTCGAAGTATGTATACGTCGCGCCGTCGCCGTCGACCGCCGCATTGCGCATAAACTGGCGCGTCAGCGTCACGACCTTGTTCCGCTCAAAAATAGCCGCAAACTGCTTATTCATAACGTCGGCGACCTTCTCAAGATCGCCGAGCGAATACATACTGGTCGAGCCGAGCGGGGAGGCCTGCATGGACAGGTTGTCGCTGGAGATCGTCGCGATCTGAAACAACGCCACGCGCTTTAAAAAGTTGAAGACCGGCGTCGGCAGGCCGTTGCTTTCTACGCCCTCCCACTGCTTGCCGATAAAGAAGTTTTCGTTCTTCTGCACCGTGTCGTACAAATTCAGCTGCGTGTTGACCTGTACGCCTCGGTCGTATCTGCGATACGCCTTATCAGGCGTCATTTTCTCTTTCATCGCTTGTCACCCTGCGGCCTGCCGTCATACCCGAAGATATTATTCATGCCGTCCATCATTTTTTGCATTTGCTCCTGCATACGGCGCTCGTCCTCGGACGGCTCCGGCTTCGGCACGTCCTGCTCCTGCTTCCGTTCCTCCTGAATCGGCTTGTGCCGCACAAGCACATAGCCGAGGATACAGACCGCGATCTGACAGGCCAGAATCAAAAGCTGCAAAATCAATCCAAGAATCATTTCCATGGGTTTCCTCCTATTTCACATTTCCGGTGTAGCGCACCTTCTGGTCAATGCCGAGAACGGTCACGTCGCCGAAAGTCGAACCGCTTGTAATGACGATTTTGTAATAAACAAATTTCTTTACTTTCAGCTTGATTCGCTCGATCTGCGGCGCGCGGTTCGTCAGGAACGACCAGTGAATGAAATTCACATGATCGAAGCCGGACAGGTTCGAGGAAACCTCTTTCTCCGCGTAATCGCTCTTTTTGTCGGAGCGGGCTGAGATCAGGATCCGCGCATTTGTTGCGGGCTTCATCGAAACCCAGATAATAGAGCTGGTCTTCCGCTTGAAATCCGCATTGAAGGACATATTCCCGGATTCGTACCGGGATTGGATCGGTACTTCGTCGTCAGCTGTGTGTATATGGTCGAAATCGACCAGCCGCCCGTCAGAGAAGCCGAGATACATTGCCATCCCGTCCGCGCAGCCGCACACCGCCAGAAGCCCGGTAAACATATACCAGGTGTCGTTTTCGTAGTTGTTGACGAGCACAGTCCCCTCCACGTCGTTCAGGAACACAAAATACTCGTGTGTCATGTTGTTGTCGAACGTGAAGATCTTCGTCACGTCGGCTTGATTCATGGTCTGCTGGACGCGGGCGGAAACGTTCTTGGCATTGCGTTCGTCCGCATAAAGCGTGGTTGCAAGCCGCCACTCGAAAATGTTGCCCGCGCAGACCGAGCGCGGATAGTTGTTGACCAGCTGCACCTGTCCGGGCGCTTCGTTGCCGATCTCCCTGTGAATCGGGACAGTGTAGAAACCTGCCGTCGTGCTGCCGTCCTCCAGCGTGATTGCTGAATAGCTGGTCGCATAGACCGCCTCCGGCTTGAAGACGAGCAGCTTTGAGTAGTGCCGGGACATTGCTGTAATCGGCGTGTTGGCTGTTCCGATCTGCATTTCGTACAGATCCGGAAAATACTCCGCGCTGGCCTCGCCGTCTTCCGTCACGCCGCAGTAATACGCTTTGTTGCTGCCGTCGCCGTACAGGAACACGCGCGTATCGGACGCGCCGTTGAAGAACTCGCTGAACCGCATTTTTTCGATCTTCGAACGCAGCGTGTTTGCCACGTTGTAGAAGATTTCGACGTTGTTGCTGCCCTGCGCCGGAGCAGTGGAAAACGTTACCGTTCCTGCGGCCTTGTCGACCGCGAAGCCCGTCGTCACTTCCGTTTTCTCCACGAACACGAAATCAATGCTCGTGACGTTCTTCTCCGGCAGCTGATAGACAGTGGCCGTCCCATCCGCAGAGAACCGGACGCGGCGCTTTCCTGTCAGCATATTGACCGGTTCCAGCGTCGTGCCGCCCCCGCCCGGCGCGGAGGCGGTCACAACGACCGGCACATACCCGTGTACGGTGTCGACGTATCCGATCCCGTCCCATACCAGATACTCCGAACCGTTCAGGATATAAAGCTTATCCCCGAAGCCGAAAAACGTTGTCGGCGCGTCAAGAATGTCGCCGATGTTCTCCGCTCCGTTTTCTGTAATATTCCAAACTGCGCCGTCAGCCGCGCAGACGGTCACTTCGCCGCCCGCAACATAGCCATGCCACAAGCCGCGCACAGGGCCGGTAAAGGCGTGCAGGGTTTTATAACCCGGCCTGACGCGCAGATGATATTCGCTTGTAATTTCAAAGTTCTTCAGAACCGACGCCTCGCCCAATTTCAGCTGCGTATCGCCGTCGTTGGATTCGTTCAGCCCCAAGAACTTTTTGATCGTAAAGATCTTGCTGTCGTCTTTGGTTGGAATTGTCGCCATGCTATAACCCTCAAAAGAATAGGGCGTACATTGCTGTACGCCCTATTATGGTGCTTACGCGTCAACCGCTTCGGCCATATCAGACCAGAACATACCGGACTTAAATGCCGCTGCGCGGATCGTATCGCCTGCCGCAGAAGTCGGCTTGGTCGAGGAATCATACTCGAGCGCAGTCTTGGAGAAACGCGGGTCGGAGCCGTCCAGCGTGTACTTGATCGTTTCGCCGGTGCCAGCCGTCAGCGTGACGGTATGGCCGGAAACCGCGATTGTCGGCTTCGTGCAAACCTTACCAGCTGCGCAGGCAACATAGATGCCGTTTGCCATCGTCGGCATAACGAACGCATCGTACAGGAACCGGCCCTCCACGAGCGCACCGCTATAGCCCTGCGGGTCGGTGTGCATTTTGTACTCGTGCAGCTTCACAGGGGAAATCGCGGCGTTCTTGAACACCAGCATGAAGTACACGTTGGCGGGCATTCTTGCGATCTTCTTGACGGGAACGCCGTCAAATTCGCCGACAATGCCCTTGCCGAGCGCTTTCGCAGCCAGCGGCTCAATGTTGTTCCACTCGGACGCAAGCTTGATGAACTTGTAATACTTTGGATTGATGTAGAACGTGCGGCCCTCTGCCGGAACGTTGTGCTCGTCCAGCGCGACGTTCGCGTCGAGCATATTTTCTACAATCGTGGTCTTGGACGGTTCCGCCGACAGCGCAACGTGCAGGCCTGCCTTTTCCGCCCATCTGTCCATGCGGTAATTGTCGATTTCCGGGGTCACGACCTCGCGCATCTCGCGGCGCAGGCACGTGCCTGCTTTCTTGATGCCCATCTGCTCCTTCATGTCGCCCTTGTCAATGACAAAGGAGAACGAACGATCCTTTTCCATCGGGAGCTCGTATTCCACGTCGGTCAGATCCTTCGGAACACCGTATCGGTTGCCGTTTCCTCTGCGGTTGTAGTCAACGAGCGGCACAGTGCCTACCTCGTGGAATCGGACAGACTTTACACCGATAAATTCGCCGTCAAACTTCTTGCTGAACGAACCCTGCGTGTAGCTGTCCTGAAAAAATCTTTCCAGTACCTGACTGGAATACTTGTCTGCAAGATTGATAACTCCTGCCATATAGACCTCCTATTAGTCGTCGCTAAGGAAGCCCTCCAGGAACGGGTCTTTGCCGGTTTCCTGCTTCGTAGATTGCAGGCTTCCCAGCGATTTTTGTTTATTGCTTTCGTTTTTGGCGCGGATCGCCAGCTTTTCGTTGGCCTCCTTGAGCTGCCGCTCAAGCTCCCGCCGCTGATAATCGCCGTAGGCGTCTACCAGCAATTCCCCCTTGCCGACAGCCGACCAGACCTCCTGCGGGATGGTCTTGGGGTCGACGTCCTTAAACTTCTCCTGAAATCGGCGGATATCCTCGCGCTGCCGCGCTTCCGTTTCGCTTTTGCGCGTTTTCTCCGCTGTGGTTTCCTGCAGCCGACGTTCTGCGTCCTCACGCAGGATCCGTTCGTGCGCGACCTCCGGGCTAAGTCCCTGAGAAACGAGCATATTTGTGCGGATAACGTTCAGAAGATCCGGAATGTCCTTTCCGGCTGCTTCCGCCGCCGCTTTCAGCGCCTCAAAAACGGGTGCATTTTCGCCGCGGTACTTGGAAAGCTCCGCATTTTCTTGCTGTAATCGGTCGCGTTGCTCCGTTACATGGTCGTAATTCAGGCCCTTCTGCGCCAGTTCTATGACCTGCTGCCGCGGATACTGCTTCGTTTCCTTGTTGTACTTGAGGTCGAACATCGGTTCCTCGGCGCCGTCCTGCTCGTCAGCATCTGCGCCGTCTTCGCCCTGCGCGTCCTCAGCATCTTCGGGTTCCTGCTCCTGCGAGGCTTCTTCCTGCTCCTCCGGCTCGGTCTGGTTGCCGTCGCCGTCGGCTTCTGGCGTATCCTCGAATTCGCTCAGATCCACGTCGTAGTTATCGTCGTCAACAACAACTTCGGTTTCGTTCTCGTTCATAGTGTCCTCCTGTATTTGGCTATGGTTGGCCAATTTAACGGCTATGGTGGGCCGTCAGTTTACGCATTTAACAGGACAATCCGCCGTAATACGGCGTAATGTCCTCCCACTTCGCGGCTTTCTTTGCGGCAAGATCCCGGATCAGTTCGGAATACTTGGCATTGAAAAATGCCGCCATGGAATCATTTTCGCCCAGCAGCAAATGTGCCGCGAGTCCGTAGGGCATAATGCCCTGTGCAAGCACGTCGTCCAGATCGATAACGTCTGTAAACGCCTTAATCTCCGTGCAGACATCGCGCGTCCCGTCCTCCCGTGCCTCGTAGGTATCGGAATACAGGAACAGCTCGTGCCGCAGGATGTTGAGGATCGACAGCGTGCGCAGCTTGTATTCAGAAGTATCCGCCGTTGAGGTTTCGCCGGTCGTTTCGTTCTGCTCGTCCATCAGGTGGATCGCACGGGCAAACACCCATGCCGCCGTTGTCGTATTCATACCTAAACCCCTTTATGTATTCAGTAGCCGATATAAGAAGCGCTCGGCGCGCCTCCGGTCATGTACTCGTCGTAGTCGTCCAGCCGGTCTTCCTCATAATCGTCAACCTCGACCGGCTTTTCCGGTTTCAGCGTCCGCATCACGCAGAAATAGCGCAGCGCGTCTACATCGTGTGTCAGCTCGTGCGGCTGCTTGGCGCAGTCGTTTGGGTTCTTTTCGTCGTGCTGGATCGCCTGCAAATCGTCGATCAAACTCTTGCAGCTTTCGCAGATCATCAGGCCCGGCTTCCCGTCCGGCAGAGGCTTGAGCATTTCCTTCACAGCCATAAAGCCCTGCACGCGGTTGTTCGCAGCTTTCAGAACCGGCAGGCCGCATTCGCCGAAGATCTGCGCCATTGTCTTGCCGGTATCCTTCTGCGTCGACCACATATCCGGCGGGGCAATCGTATATTCGATACGCTCCCGCGCAGGTGTCAGAGAAATCGCCGCGCTTGCGGCTTCAGAAACGATCAGCCGCGTTTCGTTGTACTGCCGGTATACATAGCAGCGCCCGGTAAAATCGACCGCCACCCACAGGCAGGCAAACATATCGAGGCCGTAGTCGAACGCCCGGTACTTCGCCCAGCGCGGGTCAATCGGAAAATCCTCCGGGAAGGTATGCACCCCGCGCCGGAACTCCGGGAAGAATCCGCCGGACAGCGCGTCCCAATCACCGAACCGGTGCGCCCTGCGCACGTCCTCTGGCAGAAGATCAAGCGCGTTGACGTAATCGGGCGAACCCTCCAACAGGTCAACGTTGTCTTCGACCGTCGCTTTGATAAACAGATAATCGTCCGGGTTCTCGTTCGGCAGAAAGTCCCGCTTGACAAACAGACGCTTGACCCACTGATGTCCGATACCGCCGGGGTTGCACGTCAGATACATCCGCTTCGGGAACGGCGTCGCGCCTCGGCAGCAGGCCGCGATACCGCGGAACTCCTGCTCGGTGAACTGCGTCGCTTCTTCGATGAAGATCCAGTCGTATTCCTGACCTTGATACTTACCGGCGACAGCAGAGCCGAAGCCGTCCATATTGCCGAACTTGATCGTCGAGCCGTTTTTGAAAGACAGAAGGTGTTTCTGCACGTTGTACACGGCAACGCTCTCCGGAACCAGTTTGACAATCGGATCGATCACGCTGTTCTCAAGGTCTTCGTACCGCCGTCTGAGGATCAGGATCTTCAGCCCCGGATAGTACAGGCAAGCCCCGACCGGCTTTCTCTGCGTACACCAACTTTTCCCGCCGCCTCGCGCGCCGCCGTAACAGGTGTACTTCACCGTCGAAGCAAAGAACTGCCGCTGCGGCTCGCTGTTCGGCTTGCCGAGGTCGATCTTTACCGTCTCGCCCGGCGCTGTTCGCTTGTACGATTGCTTGCCCATGCAGTACCTCTGTGCTGTGCTCGTCTTGCCTGCCGGGTGTTCCTGGCACCCGACAGAACAAGAGGAAAGGAAGTAAAGAAGGAGGATTGCCCGCTTGCTTAAGGCAGGCAAGACCAACACAACACGGCTTTTTTGTTTGATTTTTGAAATTTTCAGGGGCGGAATCCCGGAAGGGTGGTGCCAGTTTTGTTGCTACCCCGCTTTGGGGGATGGAAGACGCGTGGGTTCAATCATATATATACATAGGATTGAAGCCGGCCGCCCCTTTTCTGCCACCCCTCCCTATGCCCTCTTCCTTGCTTGGGACTGTACGCACTCGCGCACGGACGAGGCAGGGCAGGCGCGGGGGCCTTAATGGCCTGCGGCCTGGGGCTACAGATGCACACACGCGCAGCACGCAGGCGCGCAGGCATTATGCACCGTTATGCACTGCGGAAAGTATGTATATTATGCGAAGTATGCACGAATATTTGTATATTGTTATGATATCCAGTATATTTTCCGTATTTTCAGAACTTATCAAGAATTATGAACGCAACAAAATAGATATTTGGTAGCGTTCACTTGAAAGCGTCCATGTCTCCGGCCTTATTGCCAAAGGTAACATTGACCTGTACAGCGTTCCCGTTGAAGTCCTTCTGACCTCCGAATTTATCCATCAGAATTCCAAGAACCGTTGCAGCCTGGAGCGCATTACTCTTTTGCAGCTTGTCCGGGAGATCATCCAATACAACATCAATGGCGGCCTGCACCTTATCCAGGCGGCTGTCTGCGAACTCTTTCATGCGCTCTTCGGCGGTTTTTTTTACCGCTTCGGCGACATCCATATTGTTGTTAATGAGCTTCCGTGCCGTTTCCCAAGACACGCCGCCTGCTTTTGCAGCATCTGTGATCGTTCCGCTGTTGGCATACTCGGCAATGACGGCGGCTTTCTGCTCAATATTGATCCGCTTTCCCCGCTCGCCCTTCGCCACGCTGCCACCTCCAAGAGCGTTAAAATTGCGCTTGCGCGTCGCGCTGACGCTTGCAAGCTCGCTTGCAGCGCTGCGCTGCTAGCGCAAGCATAACATCGATTTTGATTGATGGTAAAAAAGTTGACCACAGCGCAAAACGCCTGAAAGCCTTGCGCTGCAATGGTTTGAGGCCGTTTGAAAATGGGTAAATAAAGCCCTTGACACGGGGTAAAGAAAAATCTTTTTGAAAACCGCTTGACATACTGGTTAGTATGTGCTAGGATGAAGCCACAAACAAACCACAGCACACCAACGGACAGGCCGAAGGCCGGAAAGGACAGACAAGTGGAAATCACAAGCAAGAGTGCAAAATATGCCGTAGTGCGCACCGCTTTCCACGGCGGCGGCGTGGTGAGCGTACACAGATCACTTGCGGCAGCTGAAAGATCCGCGAACAAATGCAGCAATCCGGAATGTTCGTGCGGCTGTTGCGGCGTGGTTCCTATCACTGCCGAAGCGCGGCGCGAAATGCCCGGCCATGGCCGTGACTACGACGGCGATCTTCTCCCGCTGCTCGACGAGATCCCAGAATACACCGGGAACGAGTTTTCCCCGTATTCGCTCCGGCGTTAAGTGCGCCGGATAGCAAAAGAAAAAAGCCGCCCCGGTGCTGGAACACCGAAGCGGCAAGCCCAAACAAAAACCAGTCACGATTTCAGAAAGGACGTACTTATTATGACACAGTATTTCGCAGATTGCAAGACCCTCGACGAGCTCCGTATTGCTTACCGCAAACTGGCCGCGATCCATCATCCGGACGTTGGCGGCGACGTCGCCACGATGCAGGCCATCAACGCCGAGCACGACCGCGTGTTTGAGGCTCTGAAAGCCGCGCACAACGCAAGCGCGGACGAGTACCACCAGACAACCGAAACCCCGGAAGAGTTCCGCCGCGTCGTTGTCGAGCTTCTGAAGCTCTCCGGCCTCAACATTGAGATCTGCGGCTCTTGGCTCTGGATCGGCGGCAACACCCGCGAACACAAGGAAGCATTAAAGGCCCTCGGCTGCAAGTGGAGCAAGAACAAGATGCTTTGGAGCTGGCACCACGAGGAAGCAGGCCGGAAGTGGCGGCGCGGTAACTATTCGATGGGCGATATCCGCCGGAAGTACGGCTCTTACAACGTCCAGAAGACCGAAACAGCGGTGGCGGTTTAATCCGCCCCGCATCAGATGAAAGGAGTATGGCACTATGGCGAAGAATTTTAAGATCGCAGACATCGACCGCAACGCGCTTTACACTGTATCCACCATTGACAACTGGGACGGACACGCAGAACAGAAGCAAATGACCGGTGCAGACCTCATAAGCTTTACCAATGCCGCCGCGCATCTGTACGACATCCACGCCGAATTGATCACGAAGGGCCCTGCCACTACGAAAAAGATTACCAGCATGGATTACAAGCGGGTCGCGCGCGACGCCATGAAAAAGACCTTTGGCTTTGCTCCCGCCCTGAAAAACATCATTCCTATGGAGGGCGGGGACAACGGCGAGATCGTCACGTCGGTTGCTTTCTGCATTGCTGCCACTGGTAAGGGCTATTCCTGGCAGGTCGGCGGCGAAGTCGAAAGAGCAGAAGCATACGACATCTAAACGAACGCCCGCCCCGGAGGTTACGAGGGCAGGAGTTTTACCATGGAATACAGAAGCGGATTTTATGAAGAGCGCCGCAGCCTGCTTTTGAAGCAGCCGGACGCGATCAACACCATCAGCGATTGCAAGCACTGGGGCGCGTATGCGTCCCGGTACATTGCAGAGGCGCAGGAGACGATCAGACAGATGCAGGAATATCAGGCGCAGCTTTATGCACGCGTGCAGCTTTTGAGCGTCGCGCCGTGGCATTACGAATTGAGGCTGACGCGCCGCCGCAGCTACACCGAAAACCGCGTTTACTACGATTTGACGTTGAAGAAGGTTTTTGAAGATGCTACAATCAAGCCGGAAGAAGTACAGCGCACCACCTACCCAGGCGCGGAGCGATACGCCGCGTTTGCAGCTTATGAGGCAGAGCGGAAAGCCCATCCCGGCATTATTGCCGTCAAGGACATTGCAAAATCCGCGTGGGAACGCTGACAGGAGGAAACACCATGCCAGAAGGACAGAAACCGAAGCGAAAGACGCACACAAGCACAGCTGTAAAAGCCCGATACAATGCGAAGACATACAAGCAATACAGCGTTGCATTTCGCTATGATGACGACAAAGACTTGCTAGACCGCATTGATGCTTTTTTGGTGAATGGCTATTCCGCCGCGCAGGCCATCAAGGCCATCATGCGCGGAGAGTAGGAGGATTTATGGATAAAATAATGCAGCAAGCCGTAAGCCTGTACGAGCAAACGCAGAGTATCAAGGCAACAGCGCGGCATATGGGCATCGCGGAATCAACGGTGAAGAAAATTCTGATTTCTGCGGGCGTATACGAAACAGCACGCAGCCGGGAAATTGCTGAGCTGTACCAATCAGGGAAATCTATATTGGAGATTGCCGAAGAGCTTGGCGTATCTGCCGGGTGCGTTTTGTGCTATCTGCCGTATACACGCGGGAGCCGCTTAACGCCATCTGATACAATCAACGCGCAGCGCATTCGCGAATGCAGAGCGCGAAAAAAAGCTTGACTTAAAAAGAAATGATTGCTATACTTGAGTTGTCACCAGTTGCAAGGCTGGTGTGAGTTGAAATGAAATGAAAAAAGAAAGTGCTGGGATATTCCCGGCACTTTCTTTTTCTATCGATTATCCCATCTATCAAGCAGCAGCTGCACCGCGTCCACAAACTCTTTGGAGATTTCACCCTTGCCTGACAGGTATTTATAACACGTCTTGCCGGAGTACGGTATGTACTCCGGCAGTTGATTGATTCTGATATTGCGTCGGTGCAGCTCCGCCCTCAGTCGTTGCCGCGTCCGCTCGCGTCCCCGCATTGCTTCGCCTCCTTTGCCCGCTTTAAGGCCATGTATCCATCGAAGATATCCATAAGATCCTGAAAAATGCCGCCTTCTTGCCCTGACTCTCCTTCCGCCCCTTTCGGATCCGGCCCCGGCCCGTTGATATCGTCCACGCAGATATAACGGCTCTTGTCCTTGTAGTAGTTGCAACCATCAAGTTGGAAACTGGATGCGTCTTGGCACTCATGCTTGCTCCATAGATCGCAAACCTCTTTGTGCATACACAAGTTACAATCGTAGATTTTGTTCACTTCTTCGCCCTCGTCATACTTTGCGCCCTTAATCTGTTCCATCGTCTATGCCCTCCATCATGGCCTTGATTTCTGCGGCATTTGCCTTGATAATGTCCAGCACGATCTCGCTCTGGATATGGTGGGCAAACACGGCCTTGTCCTGTGCGTTCGCATTGTAGTAGCCCGTAAGCGTATTGCCCGCTTCCGTTTTTGCCACAATCGCGATTGCAAGCGGCTTGGATTTATAGAGCGCTTGCAACGCCTTTTCCAGCCACGCCGCATATTCCTGCTCTGTGATCCCGCTCATCAGTAATGTTGCCTCCCTTCGCGCTTTGCGCGGTTCGCATCGTGCAGCGTGCGCAGGCAGCCCCTTGTCGTTGCATATCTCGCTGCGTCCTTCGATTGCTCCTGCTTGTATCTGTCCGCCTCCCGGCGGAATGCTATGTATCGGGTGCAGTCCGTGTGACAGCCGGTGTGCCTGTCCGCGCAGCCCTTACACGGAGCCTGCACCGGTGTAAGCCCTAGATTTCCCTGCATTCGTCCACCCTCACGCATACGCGCTTGCCACCCACCTCGACGACATAGCCAGTCCGATTTGTCGCGTACTTGTACTTCTCGGCGGGATACTCCCGCCCGCAGACGGGCCGCATTTCCGGGTATACCGGGATCGAGCACGTGATCAGGATCCGCACGCGCTCCGCCCGGCCCATCACAGCTTTCCCATGTGCCGCCCAGGCGCACGCCTCGCTGCAAAAATTGTATTTTGCCTTGTACTTGGACGGTGCACGCATAAACGTCTTCCCGCAGGCATCGCACGTCAGCCGCATCGGCGGTCTTGGCGGCTTGCGCTTCACTTTGCTCATGGCCTCCACCCGGAAATCCATTTTACCTTCTCCCAGTCCGTCAGCGTGCAAAACTTAATATAATCCGGCAGATCCGAATTGAGAATCGCTTCTCTTATCAAAAGCAAAACAAACACGACGGCTGCAAATAAAAGCAACATTTCAACGAATTTTTTCACTTACAACTTTACCCCCTTTATGTACTTGTCGAAATACGTCACGGCGACAGCCATCGCCGCCCACATATCCGCCGAGAAGCCGTAGAAGAAGCCGGGGTTCTTCTTTGTGCCCTTGCCGAAGTTCGGCTGGCCGGGCGCGTAGCGGTCAACGAGGGCTTGTCTGATGTTCACATCCTTCGCCGACGCTCTGCCGCAAAGGTAAAGCTTCTCTTCACGGCGGAAGATCTTCTGCATTGGTCGCGGCTCTCCGTGGCTGTCTACATACTCCCAAAAACGCCCAATCCAAAAGCAGGTATCAAATACTTCTGCACCTACCGGCATTCCCATACCGGCAACCATTTCAATTGCAAAATGATCATAAAAGTCATATGGCGTAACAATCACGCCAAACATATCTTCGTTCGATTTCTTCCCGACTTTCAGCACGCGGCGGATCTCTTCGCCGTCGTGTTCTACCACGACGTAGCCGCTCTGAGTGTTTCCGGGGTCAATCGCCAGAATTGTGCCCATCAGGCCACCTCCTTTGTTCAAAGTCTTTGCAGTCCTCTCCGGAAAAGCACATCCGTTCCAGTTCTTCCTCGGAGAACCGTTCGGCCTTGTGCTTCAGGCACCGATACGGGTAAACGTAGTTCTTTCTGTATTCCAGATTCTTGCAAGTTAAACAGCAATCCTGCATCAGCTTCCCTCCTTTCGCGCTGCCGCGTGCAAAACGCAAGCCTTTCATACTATCCGTTTCGCGCAATACGGGCAAAACTTATATTCTGCCGCTTCGCAGCAGTCCATAAGTTCACCGCAGGCGGTGCAGCATCCGTCAATGATCTGTGTGGTTTCCGCTTCCAATGCAAGATACGCAATGGCGAGCAGTCGGCTATGGTGGCGTAGCGTATGCTCGTCTATGTGCTCTGCGGCCTGCTCGATCGATGCGATTGCTTCTTTCCTGATATCCGCGCCATCGCCCAAGTCGTCTGCGTAGTGTTTGAAAATCTCTTTCAGATTCATCATGCGCCGTTCCCTCCATCCATCTTCGCGCCGCATAGTCTGCAATAATAGCTGTCGTTAGATTCTGCGTTGCCGCATTCACTACAAGTGAATACACCGTCTTCATGGTGAATCCACCGCCCATGTCGCACCTCCGCAACGTCGGCAGTGCGCTGACGAAGCAGGAGCGTTTTCACCCGCTGAGGTGTCCAGTTCGGATTTTCCGCGTTGCAGGCTTCAAAATCTGCCAGCGCCGCCTCGCGGCTGATGTAATCACTCATCATTTACCCTCCGGTTCCATGCCTCAACCGCTTCAATGTATGCGTTCGTGTTCCATGCTGTTTTCAGGGCGACGGATGTCCCGCATTTCCTGCATTTTACTTTAAGAACCATAATCTTCTTCCCGAAATTACATGAACCGCCTGTTTCTTCAACTTCACCGCCGCAGAACGGGCACGGTTTCAGTTCAGCCATCCTTCTTGCCCTCCATTTCCTGCAAAGCCTTCTCGGCTTCTTCGCGTGTCAGAAAAACGTTTTTTCCTATATTGAAAACATCTTGCAGCAGGAAGGCGTCCGGCTCAATGTATGGCTTGCTTTTATCCGGATATTCTTCGAATGTCCGCTTTATTCTCCACACCGTATCGCCCACCTTGCACGGCAGCACCACCACGCGCCCTTCCTTGTCGGCTTTCATCAGCTCCACCATTCGTGAGATGGAGTAATCACAGCCGGAAAGCGTTTCCTCGATTTCCCGAGCTTCTGCGCACGCCTGCGGGGATAATCTCGAATCTTCGTAAGCCTTGAGCCGCTCCCACACCTGCTTCTGCGTGCAGTTCCCGTCATACGGGCACGGCAACTCGCGGCACTGCGCAATGTCGCAGAAATTTCCCTCAAACGTTAATCGCTCCAAAATTCCATCTCCTTCCCGACGTATTCACAATATGCTTTTTCAAGGCGCGCGCCTGCGCTGTCCTTCGCGTCTGGCAGGAAAACGACCAAGTCCGCTACGTCGATCATCGCAAAGCAGATGCACATGTAGTCTTTTGGGCGCATCCCTTTTGGCAGGTCGGCTGGGTTGAGAGGGATGTGGCCCCCTCGGGCTATATCCGCCGCCGCTTCCTTAAATTTCTCCCGGTATTTCGGGTCGCCGGTGATTTTACCGGCTATGTAAATCTTCACGGCAATTCCTCCACATAGCGCCAGCTCTGCGGCGGGCGGGTGACCGGCTTGGGTTTTGCCTTGAGCGCTACCTCTACCTCATTTGGCACAGCGTAAAATTCCCGCAGTTCGCGCGGCGTATCGTAAATCTTGAGATTGGATATGTGCCAGCCGTAGCCGATGCCCTTCAGGTATCGTGCGATTTCTTCTCGCGTTAAGCAAGCTTGCTGTTCCGCGTCATCTGGCGCGTGGTTTAATGGCGCAAGTTCGTAGATTCGGTCGCAGGTAAACTCTCCAAAGACTTTTTGGCGCTTTCCCCATGCATCGCAGATCGATCCTTCGTCAGTTTTGATAAAAACTGTCTTCCCGTGATAAATTTCTCCATAGCTTTCGTCGCCATCTCTTAGGATGCAAATGAGCCGTTCCTTTGCCTTTGTGCAGTAGATATAGCATCGAAACGGCGGCTCCAGCTTCGGGCGCGTTCTGCGTACCTCAATGGTCTTTTCACCGCTGGCAATCTTTGCGCACCATTCGGGGTTGATGCTGATTAAAACAGCTTTCATGCCTTTTCCCCTTCCTCCGGCGCCCCCGGTAAGCCGCGCCATTCCCAGTTGCTTCGTCCGAGGCTGCAACTCCCACACTTGCAATTTTGCTTTTTTGCGCAATCGCAGCACGTAAGCAGCAGTGACTCTTGGTGGTAACGGCGGTGGTTACAGCAGTGTTTGCAAGCGGCACACCCGGCAAATATCCTCAGATCTACAATTGCCGCGTCCCTCTCGACTTCTGCCTCCGCCTGCTTTCTCTGAGCTAGGGCAATCACCATGTCCTTCCACTCAAGTTCTCTTCTGAGCCTTTTTATCTCGTCCGATTGCCCATCTGTCACCGCGCGCAGAAATTCAATGGATTTTTCATATGCTATTTTCTGCGGGCGTTTTACTTTCCCAAGACTCGCGCCTTCGCGGAGCGCCGCGTTCTCGGCGGTCAGGCGCTCGATGAGGTCGGCGCTCACTTTCGGGCACCCATCGCACCCGTATTTCTTCGTAAACGGGCATTCTTCCTCTGATTCTCCACTTGCACAGCACCGCAGCGCCTTCACGATCTCTTTTTCAGTCATAGGGTTTCTTCCTCCATTCCTTCAAGAACCATTTGGCCCGGCAAAACGCCGTCCTCCATGGTTCGTTCTAAGTCCATCGGTCCAGCTCCTCCATCAATGCCTTAAAAATCGGGTATGCCTGCTGCGGCACTACAGCGTTCCCGAGGCATTTAAGTCTGTCCACCCTAGCGGGAATCCCATGAGCCACTCTACCCACGTCGGGTTCAGCTGCCCAGCAACGTCCGTCCGCAAGCTCCTGTGATTGTCCCCACCGTGCGTCCCCTGCGCATCCGCTGCACATGGTGCCGTAAACAGCTTCATTTCCGGATCAGTACCTGTGCCCCTAGATGCGTGCTCTTTTCTGGTGGTCTTCCGCTCGTCACCGCAGTCATGCCGCATTGTCCTGCCGTCGGTGTCTGCCACATCTGCGATGCCGACGAAGAACACCCGCGATCTCCTGTGCCAAGCTCCGACAGCCGCAGCCTCAAAATTAAACACGACGACGTGATAGCCAGCACGCTCCAGATCCTTGACCACCTGCCCGGCGGCAATCTTGATGATTCCAGGAACGTTCTCACCGACAACGCAACGCGGGCGCAGCTCGGTGATAACTCGGAGCATCTCCGGCCAGAGGTATCGATCATCCCCTTTGCTCTTTTGCTTTCCAGCCACGGAGAAGGGCTGGCATGGGAATCCGCCGGAAATAACGTCAACTGCTCGTAATCCTGTTCGCTCATAGAAGCTCTCCTTTGTCAGCGTCCGGACATCACGCCAGCGCGGCACGTCCGGCCAGTGCTTTTCCAGCACCTTCGTCGGGTAGTCGGCAAACTCGCACTGCCCGACGGTCGTAAATCCGGCCCACTCGGCAGCCAGATCAAGCCCGCCGATCCCGGAAAACAGGCTCAGATGCGTCAGCATTTTGTTTCCTTCGCCGTCGGCGTCAACTTGGCCAGCATGATCTGGCCGAGATCCGCCACGTATATTAGCCGCCCGCGGCTGTACACCATCAGCTTGTCGCCCTGGATCTCCATCCGGTCTGCCTCGATGTTCGTCAGATCGTTGCAGCAATCGCAAACAAATCTCATGTCTTGTCCTCCTTGTCCTCCTTGTTTTCCGCAAGCATTCGCTCGACCGCCTCCAGCTGGATCGCATCAAGTTCGTCCCCGTGGCGCTGCACGCCTTGCTGCAATCGGGCAGCGCCCTTTGACACCGGCCCCATCACCCTGTCCACAGCTGCACGTTCCAGCGGGTTCAGCTCGTCATGGTGTCCCTGCGCGCCGTAGCCGGGCTTTGCAGCGCGGCCGAGCGCCGCAGGGCGTGTGCTGGCCTCTTTCAGCCAGTCAAACACGATCCCCTTGTAATTTGCGGCCATAGAGCGGGTTATCACGTCGACCATTGCAGCCTCGCCATATTCCTCTGCGGCTTTCGTGATCTGCGTAACAAGGCTTTGCAGGCCGACAGGCTTATACTCCTCCCGCCGTTCTCCCTTGTATGCCACCCATTTCTCAACGGATTCGCGCAGTGTGGGGGGAAGGGGGGAAAGAATACTGTCCATGTCCTTTTCCTTTGTCCTTTTCCTTTGTCCATAGCTTTTTTTGCTTTCCTCGGAAAGCATTTGCTTTTTTTGCTTTTCGTTGCTTTCGTCAAAAGCATTTGCTTTTTCGGATTCAGGCCGACCGCCCTGCTTTCCTGCCTCACTTCTGGACGCGGAGACGGCTTTTTGCGCCGCTACGGATTCGTCAATGTCCCGTCGAATCGCAGGCCAAATGAAACGTTCACTCCCGCTGAACTCTGGCTCTGCTCCCGACTCGCGATAATCCATCGCGGCCAGCACCAAGCGCCCCACCTCAGCAGCACTGTACGCCTCGAAATAGCTCCTGTAACTCAGCCACAGCTTGACGTATTCCTTTTTTTCTCCCATCCGTCAGCCCTCACTTTTCGGCTGACAGGTAATAAGCAGTTGATCGCGCCGGTCAACAAGTTTTGTCAGGACTTCGAGTTCTTCCACAGTCACGTTGTAAAAATTGATCTCATTCTCAACTTCCACGCAGCCTGTAACAAATTCCTCAATGCAAACATCAAAAAGCATCGCAGTGCCCTCCATCAGAACGGAAGCTCGTTTTCGTCGCCGATCTCCATCTGCGGCATATCCGGCGCAGAGAACGGAACCGGCGTTGTGCTCGGCAGCGGCCTGAACTCCGAAGATGCCGGTGCAGCGGCAGAAGCATTCTGCCCGTCCCGCTTGCTGTCGCCGAAATAAACGCTTTCTGCGACGATCTCTGCCGTTCTTCGCTTGTTTCCGTCCTTGTCCTCCCAGTTGCGGATCTGCAAACGGCCAGACACGACGGCCATCCGGCCCTTGGAGAAATACTTGCTGACAAAATCAGCTGTATTCCGCCATGCGACAACATCAATAAAATCCGTTTCCTTCTCCGCGCCCTGCGCCGCGAAATCGCGGTCGCAGGCGAGCGTGAAGGATGCAACAGAATTTCCGCTTTGCGTCTGCCGAAGCTCCGGGTCACGGGTCAGACGGCCCATCATAACGACTTTATTCAGCATTCTTTTTCTCCTTTCCCTGCTTCTGGGCGCACGTCCAGCAGAGGCAGCGGCCAAACTTCTTGGCCGTCTGCTCCGCAATGCTCACGCCAGAATACGTATGTCCGTTGATTGTTTCGCCCACAATCTGCTGGCCGCAGACTGCGCAATTAAATGACATTGCAGATGTTTGCGGTGCTGTTTTCCTCGCCTGCGCAGGCTGGCCTTTCGCTGTCCGGCCCGTTTCCTTTGCATATTCGTCCGTGTCCGCGTCCTTCGTATCGTCGATTGCAAAAAGGCCGTTCAGTGCGTACTTGCGGGCGTAAGAGCTGGCCGTACCTGTTACCTGCGGCTCGTCCATGCCCTTCTTGCTTTCCGGCTCACGGGCAAAGCCATACGTCGTATACTCGCCCTCACCATCGGAAATCGTAGCCTTTGCCCTAACATAAATGCGGTTTCCGATCTCTACAATCTCGTCGGATATCGTCAGAATGCAGCTCTGCGCCTGAAGCAGAGGCTTCACAGCCTCCAAAATGCTTTCGCAGGAACGGTAGTTGTAACCGCCGAAGCTATTCTTCTTGTCCTTCGGCGCTTTCAGCTGCGCCTGAATGGCATTCAGCTTTTCTGTTAATTTCATTTGTTTTCCAAGTCCTCCTTCAAATCATCAGTTTCGGGCGGTATCAGCTCGCTCGGAATCTCCAGCGGGCAATAATACCCGCGTTTCTGCCACGCCGGAATCAATTCCCCAGTCCTCATGCACTGCCGCCTGCTATACGTTTGCAGCAGGGGGCAAATATCACATTCGATATGCCCGGTGGGAAAAAAGATTGATACCCGGCATTCGCACGGTATGTATATCTCTTCGGCGCGCGTCATTCAGCCTCCACAAATTCACTGTTTTTCAGGCAGTACCATGTATCGGCCTTGATCTTCTCGCCGTCGACAATTGCCGCCTTGACAGCAATAATCGGATGTGCCTCCCCGTCCCATTCGCCGCGCTCGACACAGCAGATCGCGCAGCCAAGAGCACCCATTGCTTTACACTCATATCCAGCTGCAAGAGCAACACCGGCTTTGCCCGTGGCGGAGGCCGCGCCCTGATAGCCTGTGGCCGATGCTGCGCCCCGATTGCCTGTGGCCGATGCTGCGCCCCGATTGCCTGTGGCCGATGCTGCGCCCCGATTGCCTGTGGCGGAGGCCGCGCCCTGATCGCCTGTGGCCGATGCTGCGCCCCGATTGCCTGTGGCCGATGCTGCGCCCTGATAGCCTGTGGCCGATGCTGCGCCCTGATTGCCTGTGGCCGATGCTGCGCCCCGATTGCCTGTGGCGGAGGCCGCGCCCTG